CGTCGCAGCCGCGCCCAAGCCTAACCACCTTGGCGGCCGGCTGATCTGCGAGGCATTGGGCTTCGATCCAACGAACCATCACAACGCGGCCAAGTGTCCGTATTGCAGCCCGGAACAGTACGTCTCCCCCTCTATCAAGAGGGAGGCGTAAATGGCGACCAGGTACGCTGAACTGGTGGAGATCATCGGGCAGCCGGATTGTTCGGGTCGATACCGCTTCTCGAAGCGCCAGCGACCGTTGAGCAAGCGGGTGGATTGGTGCCCGTGGTGCCGCCAGATCATGAAGGGCAGCGACCCTTGTCCAGCCGAGGCCGCCCTGGCCTCTATCGAGTCAAAGCCATGAAGCGCCGAACCCAGCAGATATTGACTGCAGCAGTACTAGGCGGGGTGTTCTTCGTGTGGTGGGTGCTGGCTGGCGGGTGGAGGGTGCTATGGCCCTTCTGACCCCGAAAGAAGCGGCTGATGAGCTGGGAGTTTCCACAGCGCAACTCACGCGCTTGACGCTGGACGGCGAACTGCCGAGCATCAACGTCGGCCGCGGCACGAAGAAGCCAGCCAGGCGCTACGATCCGGCTGACATCGTCGCATTCAAAGCGGCTCGGAGGACAATAGCATGTCGGTCTTCAAACGTCCCGGCAAAGCCACATATGAATACGACTTCTGGCATCGAAATCATCGATTTTGTGGGGATACACGCGAGGCGAGCAAACGCGCAGCGCTAGCAGTCGAAGCCGAGAAGAAGCTCGAGGCAAAGACCACCGTCGCCGCAGCGGAAGCTGCTCAGGCCGCTCTTGAGACGCCTCGCACGTGGGAGGCCGCTGCAACCCGGTACTGGCTGGAGGTGGGGCAGCACCACAAGAACCACAAGACCACGTTCGCCTGCCTCGCCTGGCTAACTGAGGCCATAGGCGGAAAGACACCGCTAGAGGCGATCGACACGAACAGGGTGGCGATGCTGGTCGCTAAGCGCAGGGCCCAGGTTCGGCGCGTGGGGCGCCCAGAGAACCGAACCAAGACGGTAGGGCCTGCGACGGTCAACCGAACGATGATCGAGCCGCTGCGCAAGGTTCTGCTGCGTGCTCGCGAGGTTTGGGAGTCACCAGTGGCGCGGATCAAGTGGTCGGCGCTGATGCTGGAGGAACCTGAGGAGCGGGTTCGCGAGGCCTCGAGGGGCGAGGAAGCGAAGATCATGGCCGAGCTGTCGCGGGGCTACGACATAGCCGTGCGGTTCGCGTTCCTGAATGGTTGCCGGCGTATGGAGATCGTCGGGCTACTCAAGACCGATATGGACTTCTTCACCCGGCAGTTCACAGTCATGGGCAAGGGTGGGAAATCCCGGACCATTCCGATGAACGACGCGACCTATGAACTGCTCTGGTCGATCAAGGATACCCCGACCAAGCACGTCTTTACCTATGAGGCAGCTCGCAGCGATGCCCGAAAGCAGATCGTCAAAGGGCAGCGCTACCCGATCACCGACGCCGGCCTACGGACGGCCATGCGGCGCAAGACGGCGGATGCTGGGGTGGAGAATTTCCGGTTCCACGACACGCGGCACACGGCGGCCACGCGGGTGCTGAGGAAGTCGAACATGAAGGTGGTCAAAAGCCTGCTCGGGCATTCGAGCATCGAGACAACCGACAAGTATGCGCACGCGATGAAGGAAGATGTGCGTGCAGCTCTGAATGCAGCGAGTCCCGTAAAAAGTCCCGTTGCGCACCATGACGACGATGCTAAGATGTTGGAAAGTAAGCCTAAAGACGGTCTGGCGTAGTTTTCCCCCAGACAAATGCGCTACCAGGCTGCGCTACACCCCGACTGGTCGCGACCCTTAGAGAAACAGGGCTTTAGAGGCAAGAGGCAATTTCATGGCGAATGAGAACGATATGAAAACATCGACTGCCGTGGGACTGAGCGGGACCGAAAGTCCCGTAAAAAGTCCCGTGACGGTTCCTGCTTTGTCCTTCGACAGAGATGCGTTCATGGCGACGAGCCCGTTCCTTTGGTGTCCTGGCGACATCATCCCCAGCTATGTCTACGTCATGCGGTGCGAGCGGTTCGTCAAAGTCGGCATCACGTCGAACCTTAAGAAGCGATTGGCGGGGCTTCAGGGCGAAAACCCCTTTCGCGTCACCTTGGCATCCCAGTTCCTTCTGGCCGATCGCCGATATGCGTGGCTGGCTGAGCAGAACTGTCACAAGGTCATGCGCGAGTACCGCGTGTTCGGGGAGTGGTTCGATATCCCATTTGAAACCGCTCGCCCGGTGGTGGTGGCGGTATTGGCTGCCACCCGGGCGCTTCTCAATCGTCACCGTACAGAAGCGCGGCACGCCGAAGTCGCGGCTCGGTTCACGGGCGAAAGGACAGCTTCTAGCGAGCTGACACACTAGGTTCTAGGAACGTTCACGGAGACAGAGACCATGGGCTACTTTTCGAATGGCACTGAAGGGATGATGTACGAGGAGGACTATTGCAGCCGCTGCGTCCACCAGGACCCAGACGGGGCCGGCTGCCCGGTGTGGCAAGCCCACCTGCTCTACTCCTACGAGCTGTGCAACCAGAAGGAGCACCCCGGCAAGGTGATCTTGGACATCCTTATCCCCAAGGACAAGGTGCACCCTGAGTTCAACGGGCAGTGCACGATGTTCCACGCGAAGGCGGCGGTAGGCGATCTGTTCAAGGCCGCCTGATCCGCACTACCTGATTATGAAGGAGAACGAGATGCGGACCGAGATCAATCGATGGGGCAACAGCCTCGCCATGCGGATCCCGCGGCATATTGTGAAAGAGCTGGGGCTGCGAAAGGGTGACCCGGTGACCATCGAATACCGGGATGGCTCCATCTACATTCGCAAAGCTGAAGCCCCCTCCTTCCAAGACAGTGAGGTATGAAGATGACGGACAAGACGACAATCGCTGGAATGCCGTTCATCGTTGATGAAACGACGGCGCCAGACCAGTTCCGCATCGGCTACCTCCCGCAGTACGAGGCTCTGACGCGACCGGGCGGGGCGGTGTTCGATGTGACCTCGCAGGAGCAGGGGAACGGGGACACCCTAGTTCGCGTGACGTATGCGCCAGACTTCGTAGCGCTGCGCCGCCTCAAATGACCCTCCAGCAACTCCACGACCTAGAAATAGCCGGTGGAATAGAGTGGACCTTTGACGGTGCATGGCGCGTCTGGATTGGAAACCCTCTCCGTGATGAGGCTATGGTAGTATCTGAAGCGGAAGCGATGACGTGGCTGGCGGCTAAAGCGCAGGAACTCTATGACGTTGACGCCGACGAGGAGCCAGCCATCCACCTATCGCCAGAGGAACGGTTGCGGCTCCAGCGAGAGAAGAACAGGCACATGAGTTCGGTGCTGGACGGGCTTACGGATCGAGATGGGAAAGGTGGGCGATGAGCAGGAACCTAACGCGGGAAGAACAGCGCGTCTTCGCCAAGTCACTGCGGGCTAGCGTCCACATCGTGAGCGACTGGCAACCGATCGAGACAGCGCCGGCCGGGGCGTGGATTAAGACCCGCTCGGATACTGGCCATGAAGGCGTCCACATCAAAGACGCAGAGCCGGGCTGGTGGGAAGACGAGACGGGGGATTGGTCCGTTGAGGCAAGCCACAACAACGGCCACGGCATCACGGAATGGACGTACCTGCCCGCCGACTACGTCATCTCGGATTACGAGGGCACGCTTAGAGACGGAGAGCCCAAGGCTACTCCTCCTCAGCAGGCCTAGCGCAGGAGGGTGAGAGTCACTCCCTTGACGCCCGCCGTTCTTCCTCCACGTAGCGCCGGATATAGCCCACGTCCGTCTTCAACTCGGCCAGGGTTTCCCGGGCGCTGAGCCGGTCGGCGTCGATGACCCTGCCCTGCGCGACGATCTGCCCACCAAGCTCAACGTCTGTCTGGCGCAGCGAGGGGATGTCCCTGAGGGACAGTTGGTCGACTTTCTCCATCATGGCGCCGTAGCCTTGGGCGGCCGCAAAGATGGCTCCGATAAGCGGAATGATGGTCAGTATGTTGCCCACGGTAATGCGTGGCTCGATCCATTTCGGCAGTGGCATCTAGCAATTCCTTAAAGCGTCAGAGGCAATAACAGGCACGGGGCTTCTCCAGTTCTAGCTGGTGTGGGTCCTAGGCCTCGGATGGCATTGCAACTGCTATCCGGGGCCGCTCTTGACGCTTTGGGGTCTGCTTAGCGCTTGCCGAGCTTCAGCTTCAGCAGGCGCTCAACGATGGTTTCGCCGCGGCGCTCGATGGCGGTATTGGCGAACTCCTGAACCGTGGTGGCCTTGGCCTGGGGCAATTCCTTCAACGTAGCCTGCTGGCCGTCCTCGGTGACGATCTGCGGTTTGACCGTAGCGCGGAAAGAGACGATCTGGCTCCATACGAGCGCCCCAAGCGGGATCAGGCTGCCAAGCGTGATCTCCTGCCAGCGGCCCTCGATAATGGTCACAACGGCAGCTTGCACGGGCGGCGGGAGCGCGTTGTAGGTGTTGATCACGAACAGCAGGAAGCCGCCCAGCCAGCCGCCCCAATCAAGGATGCGACGCAGGAACCACTGGACAGCGACGGAAGTAAAGAACGAACCCATCAGAACCTCACGAAGAAAGCCACGAAGGCGAGAGCCGCGATAACCACGGCGATGAAGATGGACCAGCCGAGGCAGCCGTTCTTGGCCTTCGGAGGCTCAGGAGCTGGTTGTGGGGGTTCGGCAGGGATTGGGCGGGGGATTGGCTGCGGCGCTGGCTCACTGGCCCGTACGGCGTCCGCAGCAATACGAGCCCACTTCAGGCGGGAGTCGTCGTGCTTCACGCCGGAACGAAGGTAAGCCCGCTCGAAAGCTATGACCTTGGCCTCGAGCCCGACCGCAGCAGCAACCTTGCCCACAGCTCCGCTCTCGGTCCCCTCAAGGCCCTTCAGCTCGAGGAATAGATAGGCATAGTTCGTCGCATCTGCGGCCGGGTCTTTGCCGTGCTTCTTGCACCACGCTTCGAAAGCGCGACGACGCGGGCCGGTCCACTGCGCCCAGCCATAGCCGCCCTTTGAGCCCTTCACGGTGGGGCTGATCTCCTGCAGCTTGGTGAAGCCGAGGCTTTCGTGGCCCAGGTTGCCGAAGATGGCAGCGGCGTCCTGCATATCTAGAGAAGGAAAGTCCGCGACGAGCTTGCGCATATACGCAGGCGCCACGGCCCTGAAGTGGGCTTCGGGGTTCATGTAGGTCTCCGATGTGATGGATCGCGGGACATGCCCGCAAGGAGACGCGCTTACGTCACTCCGTAAACGCGAATGGAGCCGGCGTCGAAGGCAGCGCCCCCAGAGGTGCTGACGCGAATGGCGTCAACCACGGCAGCGGTATTTGTTTGAGGGAGAGCCATAGTGAGGCTTGGGGTGCCAGTTGATAGGCGAATTAACGAGATGGCGACCTTTGAGCCGGTTGCAGCAGCGCTGACGTTTGTAACTCGGACCTGGCCATCCCACGAATTTGACCCGGCCGTGATCGCTCCCGAAATCGCAACTGCCGTCCCGTAAGCCGCGCCATTAGTGCTACTTAGGGCAAGCATTAACGTGTCAGTGGTCCCAATGAGGCTGACGCCATCTAGCTCAAGCACTAGTTCCTTATACCCAGCAGCGATGCCAGTTAGGCTCTGCGTCGTTCCTGAAGTGGTACTAAGCGTGCCAACAAGAGTCATCCCCTCCCCGCCAACGCTATCTGCATAGGCCTTGACCGCAGCCGACGTGGGGATCGTTGTGTCGTTGTTGTTCGCAGCCAGCCCCTCGGCTGCGGTTACAATTGCGGACGCCGCAAAATCAGCGACCTCTACATTTGACAGCGAGTTTCCCGTGCCGTTAGCATTGAAGGTCTTGTTTGTGAGTGTGTCGGTTGTGGCCTTGCCTACGAGCGTATCGGTGGCATCGGGCAGCGTCAGTGTCTTGTCTGAAGCAATTGAGGCCGGCGCGGTTACCGTGATCTTGTTCGTGCCGTTATCCGTATCCTCTGCCAAGGCCAAGGACGCTGGGCCGGAATTGGTGGCGCGCCCAAATGCGGAAGCTAGCGCCGTCAGGTCAAGGTCGAGCGGCTGTTTCTCGCTGTCCAATTCCTCGATGGCAGCCTGAACGGTCGTTGCCGCAATGCTGCCAGCCGGGGTTACCCCAATATCGCCTGCGTCGAGAACGACAACGCCTGTTGCCCCGTTCACGCTGTCGACAGCGGCGCTACTGACGGCCGAGACGATCGGGTTAGCTGGGTCGGTTGCGTCAACCGTGATGTTCGTTCCGGCAACGATGGATGTCATCGTTCCATCTTGGCCGCGGGGAATGCCGAAGTTCAGCACGGCGTCCTGTGCCGTGCCCGCGTTGGTCACCGTGGCCGATGAGCCCGCCGGCAGAGTGGTTACGGTGCCGACTGCCACAGAGGCGTCGATGTCCCCGTAGGCCACGAGATCAACCCAATCCTGCCCTATGTAGCGCCACTGGATCGCAGTGGTGCCTGCCTGTAGCTGGATCTCAAGCGGCAGGAGCGCGGGCTTTACGCGAACGCGTACCTTCGGCCGTGGGGTCACCAAGGGCATGGGTTAGGCTCCAGAAGAATAAGAAGAAATTGAGGCCGTCGGGACGTCGTTGCGCATTTTGTCTTTGCGCGCGCCGTCGCCATTATTTCACTCCGTAAACGCGAATGGAGCCCGCGTCGAAAGCCGCGCCACCAGATGTGCTAACCCGAATGGCATTCACAACGGCCGCCGTGTTAGTTTGGAGCGGAGCAACAATAGCGTTGGACGATCCAGTGCTAAGTTGAGTTAACGACATCGCGACCTTGGACCCGGTTACGACTGCGCTAACATTTGACACCCTTATTTGACCGGACCATGAGTTAGCTCCACTGCCGATCGCGACAGAAACAGTGACCGCAGTGCCATACGCAGCGCCGTTTGTACTGCTAAGAGCAAGCTGTAGCGTGTCAGTCGTCCCAATGATACTGACGGCATCGATGTCTAGCACAAGCTCCTGATAGCCAGCAGCGATGCTGGTCAGGCTTTGCGAAGAGCCTGAGGTTGTGGTGAGTGTGCCCAGCAGCGTCATCGAGTTGCCGCCCGCTGCATCTAGCGTAGTGCCTGTAATGGTGAGGTTGGTCCCCATTGTGAGCCAGGTCATGGCCCCAGCGCTGTCATCCCAAAACAGCACTCGGTCGGCGTTGGGGTCGGTCAAGTTCGCGCCAGTGCCGCCGTTCGCCATCGGCAACTGGCCGGTGACGCCCGACGATAGAGGCAACCCGGTGAGGTTTGTGGCCGTTCCCGAAGCTGGAGTACCAAGTGCTCCGCCCACGAAGTACGCTACGCCAGTGCCGGCCTCGTCGCTGAGTAGCGCCCGGAGGTTGGCGCTCGATGGTGTTGCCGCAAACGTGTCAAACCCGCTTGCCCGCGTCACGCCGGCCCAGGAAGTCAGGTCTGCATCGATCGGCTGAAACGCCGCATTGGCCGCCGCAATTGAGTAGAAGTCTGTCCCTGCCTCGAGGTCCAGAAGCGCACGCATCGCCGCGTAGTTCGCCGCCGTCACCAACGACTGAGCGTTTGCGCTTGGCGTAAGGCCTGCCCACGTTGTGAGGTCGGCATCATAGGCCTGCACTGACACTCCAATGGCGGCAGCTTGCAGTGCACTATCGGCCAGATCCAGAGAGGCGTTGACCGACGCGTCCAATTTAGTCTCATCGATAGAGCCGGCGACTAGCGCCGCGGTGATCGATGGCGTCGCATCGTTGTAGGTGAAATCGATCTCTGAGCTGTCGACCAGGATCGAGCCAACGGCATCCTGCGCTTGCTCGTCGGTGTACCCGCCGCCACCTATAACAGCGGCATCGACGTAAGCCTTGACCGACTGCTGAGTTGGAACCTTTGTCGCGCTATCTGAGGCGAAGTTGTCCTCATCGACAACGAAGGACATTGCCGCGGTCGACGTGTCGCTGTTCATCACAGCGCCCGCAGCGTCGACGTTCGTGGCGTCGGTCACATCGGCCAGAGCTTCAATGCCGGCCAGCTTGGTTTCCATGGCGTCGAGGTCGACGGCCTGGGTTACAGTCAGATGCCCCACTTTGGTCAGCGAGGCGTTGACGGAAGTATCCAGCTTCGTCTCATCAATCGAGCCCGCAATCAACGCTGCGGTAATGTTCTGCCCGGTCAGCGTGAAGTCGATTTCTGAGCTATCGGTCACCGTTACGGCAACGTGACGCGCTGCGGTGTTGGCCGCTACGTCGCTATTGTTCGAAACCTCTGTGTCGAAGTCCGAAATGGTCGATGCCGTCTGCGTTCCAGTATGGTTGCTGCGAGCAAAGGCATCGTCAGCGATGGCCTGCGGATCATAGGTGGCCGCGAGCATATCGCCCGTGCCGCCGCCCGTTGCCGTGACGATCGGGTTGGCCGGATCAGTACTGTCGACCGAGATACCTGTACCAGCAACGATGGTTTCGACCGTACCCGAGCCGCCGCCACCAGACGCGCTGACTATTGGGTTAGCTGGGTCCGTGGAGTCGACCGTGACGTTGGCGCCAGCAACGATGGACTGAACGACGCCATCTGCCCCGTCCTGCCCATTAATGGGGATGAGCGCAGGCTTGACCCGCAGGCGGATGGTTTCCGTCATGCGAAGCCCCCGTTGAGAATAGCGAGGGTGGCGACAAACAACTGTGTCGTGCCGCTGCCATTGGTCATCCGGCAACCGACGTTGTAGGTCTGACGTACATCGAGAGCCCCCATCTGCTCCAGAGTGAAGCGCCATTGAATGGTGCCGGTCTCCGGGACTTCGATGGTGTCATCTTCGGTCGTGGCGGTGAGATAGTCAGTGCCGCAACTGCTGACGGCCAGCTCAAACACAATGTCAGTGGTATCGAGCGGCAGGCCGGTATCGTCATCGGTGAGTTCGATCCGAACGGCCCAATCGGCGTCATCGGTCGCGAAGAGCTGCATTTCGTACATGTGCCTCCCTCAGAGCTTGATAATGATGAGTTCGAAGACGGTCGGCTGCATGTTCGTGTGCGCCGTGCCAGAGCCGGCATCGGCAGTCGATCCGGTGATAGGCGCCGTACCCGATCCGCCGATCTGTTGACCATTGGTGCCGCTCGCAGTGCCGGTGTACGCCGACCGGACTGAGCCGCCGTTCCTCACCAAGAAGCCGCCAGATGCATCGGTATCCTGATCTTCAACCGGGTTGAGTTGGTACTGGTGCCCGTGATTTGGCATCAGCAACTCGCCTGCGTCGTGATCATGGGCCGCTAGGTTAGCCTCTGTCAGCGCCACGTCATCAACGCCCGCGGTGGCCCCCAGGTCAGACGAGGTCTCGCCACCGTCCATGAGGCTGTCGGCGACTAGACCAGCGTCCGAGTTGCCCATGGTCGCGAGGCCGGCTGCTACACGCTCGCGATAGTCGGGAAGCGCGATAGTCTTGTTTGCCGCCCAATCGCCAGCGGCCGAGGCTCCGCGTCCGCCGCTCACCGACAGGGTGGCGTCTACGGACCATAGGTGCAGGAACAGGTTCTCCGTATCCGCATTGGCACGTTCCGTCGCTCCAGAGGCAGCGGAGCCGATGGTGCGCCCTGCGCACCGCACCCAGCCGGCTGGAGCGGATGTACCGTAATGGCCGATCCGGTTGCCCGTGGTGAAGAGCAGGGTCGGGTCTGTGTCGCCAGCGTCCGGCGGAACGTAGGTCGCTGACTGCGGTACATCAATGTCATCGTCATCGAAGACGAGCGTATCATCGGCCTCGAGCAGCTTCTGACGATAACTGCCAGGCGTCGGGTTCAGATAGATCAAGGGGAACGCGCCGCGGGAATTCGCCAGGATCGGCTGTGCAATGGGCGTGCTCAACGACGCATCGGAGTAGACCACTTGGGGCGTGGTCGTGTTGCTGTCGTAGAAATAGAGCTTTGCCCCCACCATCGGGTCGCCGTTCTCGTCAATGAACGGGATGCGGCTCGCTGGCCAGGTTGTTGCCATTGGGGATGCTCCAAAAGAAAACACCCCACCTTGCGGGCGGGGTTGGGTCGGACTATTTGTTGCAGATGCCTGAAGTGATCGACACTTACCGGTTCACGCCGGACCATTTGCACGTCGCCGATCGGTTGCCGGGCGTCAGTGCATTCATGCGAATACGGAACGGTGCGTTTGCTCTGGAGCAAACCATCCGTAGCCACATCGACTGTTTCGATGAGGTCGTTGCCGTCTACAACCGGTGCACCGACGAGACCCCGGAAATACTTGCGCGCCTTGAGGCTGAGTTCGCGCCGAAGCTGCGGGTGTTCAGTTACCTGCCCGATGTCTATCCACCGGGCAGCAAGGAGCACGCCGCGCTCCCACCTGACTCCCCGTCAAGCTTCGTCAACTACTCGAATTTCGCGCTAAGCCAGACGCGGTACTCTCACGCCACCAAACTGGATGACGACCACATTGCCTTCCCCGAGGCTACGCGGGAGCTTGTTCAGGCCGCTCGCAGGTCCAAGGACATGCTGTGCTTCTCGGGCCTCAACCTTGCCCACGGCCCGCGGAGGATGCTGGGTGTGCGGCTAAGCGACCCGTTCTCAGGTTCCGGTGACATTGGCGTTTTCCCGGTGACGCCGGACACCTATTTTACTCACGACCGACGCTTTGAAATGTTCCGGCCCAAAGGGCTGCGCAGGCGCTTCCACTCGTTCACCTACTGGCACGTCAAGTATCTGAAGCCGGGGAACGGCTTCGACAATTACGACCTCGAGGACAACCCGGCCAGCCGCTACGCTCGTAAGCGCTCTCGCCACACCAAAGCTGACCCGTCTGTTGCCGACTTGGCAGGCTTCAAAGTCCTGCATGAGCCGCGGTTGCTGTCCCGCCTTTATTGGGCGGGGGTTCCTGTGCCGGAGCGAGATCGCATCATGGCAGACCGTGATCTGCATGTGGCCTTGCTGCCCGACCTTGACATGCCTATCGTGCGTGCCGATGCCTGATCTGGACCTAGAGCCGCACGAGTATCGCCGAAAGGGCGCATGGATCGTCAGGCATCTCAATGTCGAGACGTTCAAGTGGTGGGTAACGATCGCCGGGATTGGCTGCGTACCGATCCTTTGGCTCGTAGGCACTTTGTTTCCGTTGACGCCTTGGTGGCTGGCCTGGGGCATTGCTCTCGCCCCCGGCTGCGCCATCATCCTCGCCTACGAGTTCTTGCAAGGAACCCGCGTCAAGCTTTCAACTGCAGCAAAATCTCAGGCGGCAGTTCTGGCTGAGCCACGGTCCCAGCACGGGTCATATCGCGAAGCCCCGAAGGCAGGAACGGCTGGGGCTGCATCGCGCGCTGAACTTCCGAAAGGGCCGCAGGGTCGATCGTCTGACCGGTAGCCGATAGGATAGTGGCAAGGTCGCTGTTGACCTTCGGCTGCATCTTCCCACGGACGGCTGCGCGCGCTTTATTAATGGCGCTGAACACCAAGCCAAGAACGCTCACCTGACTTAGGTTGGATTGCTGCGGATCGACTTCGCGCTGCGCTGCCTGTCTGGCAGCGGTTTCCGACCCACCGGAAACGACATTCTCGGTTTTGCGGAACGTCACTTCGCGGTCGATGCGCTTAAGGAGATCGGTTGTCAGTTCATCGCCCAACAGAGTGCGCAGCTTTGCCTCGTTCCAGCCCTTGCGAAGGAGGTTGCGGAGCGCCAGCGGCTCGTTCACTGCGTTACCCAACAGAGCTTCTACCGAGCCACGCGTGCCAGCGAGGAAAGCGTCCTGCTCGCTTGGCGACATCCCGTCGATCCGGCTCTTGAGCTGCGACGGCGACAGTTCTTTGGAGAAGACGCCCTGCCCTTCTTCGATAGCTTCGAGAACGCGAGCCGGCCCGGCGTAGGCATCCCGCGCTCGCTTGTAGTCAGGCACCTGGGCATCGACCGCCGCGGTGATGGCTTTGGCCATGTTTCGCGCCTGACGGGCGTCGTTGTTCCGGCCGCCTCGGGCGGCTTCGGCGGCAACGTCATCTAGCGCCTGCTTCGCATAGTCAGCAAGGCCTACAGTCATGCCAGTGACGGTGTAACCATCGTTCGCCGCCAATTCCTGCGCCTTGCGAAAAGCCAGCTTTCCGAGCGGCGAATTGGCGATGAAGTTCATGGCGGGAGGCACTTTGATGGGCACATCCCGAACGGCCTTGTAGAGGGGGTCTGAAACGGCCTTCTGCGCTGTTGTGATGTCCTCATGCAGCTTTACCAGATCGGGGCTGCTGCCGACCGTCCGGGCAACGTCATCGGTCACCCGATCCGAAGCTCGTGCGGCGCGGTCTGTCACAGCGTCCCGCACAATGGTTTGAGCCTCGCCGGGGAGCGAGGCAAGGGCCGCTGCCTGGCGCTGTGAGTTCGGACCCAGATCCATGACCATGGTGTCAGGGCCGCTTTCCTCAAGCGCCTGCATGACGCCACCCGGCTGCACCTTATCTGCCGTGAGGGCTCGCGCCGTGTTCTTGGCTGCTCTGGAAATCTCCGGCTTAGCGGCAGACTTCAAACCGCCACCGCTGGCGAAGCCGGAGAGGTTCAGCACGCGGTCAGCACCTTCTGCCGACACCGGGTCAACCTTGCCTTGGTACACGTCGCCGGGAAGCGTCAGCGCGTCTATGGTGCCGTTGATCAGGTTCGGGATGATCTTGGGGACGGCGAGCCGAGTATCTCCGGTCTTCGTATTCTGCTCCACGGGATAAAGGGACCGCGTGAACTCTGTGATGCCGGCGGGCACAAGTGGGATACCCGGCTCGCCCTGCCCCGGCGTCACCCAGTCGCCGCCGTTCACGACCTTGTCGACCTGAGCTTGAATAGGCGAAGCCTCGAGCTGCCGCTTACGTGCAGCTGCAAGGGCAAGCGCCTTCTGCTGCTCTACGGTCATTCCTGCCATAGCGCGCGCTCCTCGGGGGTCATGAATTCCCACGTTCCGGGGTCAACCCCCTCGGGCACGGGCCCCGCGGCAGGGCCGCCATTAGCATCTGGGGGCGGAGACTTCTTCAGCCCAGCCAGCGGGTTCGGAACCCGTGCCTGCAGGGCGCGGCCTTCGGCTGGAGAAATCTCGCGGTTGGCAACACGCTGCGCGATCTCGGCCTGAGCGATCGTGTATTGGTTGATCGCCTTGACTGTGGACAGGATCATCTGGTTGCCCTGAGGCTGGTTGATGATCGCCGGCAGAGACTGCTTGAACAGCGCCAGGTCGGCATCGGACATGGTGCCAGAGCCAGGGGGGCGCTGCTGCGGCACCATCTGATTGATGATCGCCTGAGCGGCCTGCACCTCGTCCAGCCCGTCGACAGCAATGCCGAGGGAGCCGGCAGCCTGAATTAGGCCACCCGCGGCGCCCTGCGGGGCAGTCTTCAGTAGGTTTTCGAGTTCACCGAGGCGAACCGCATTGCCCTGAGCCCCGATACCCGCCTCGATTGTCGCTGCGGTTTGCTCCGCCAGGTTCTCGTCAAGCTTGTCGTAGAACTTTGACGTTGCGCCAGTGGAGTTGTTGATCACCGTCTGCGGGCCGGTCTTCGCCTTCTGCCAATCTGCGAAAGAGCCTGTATGCCCCTGCTGCACTGCGAACAGGTATTCTGAAATATCGTCGGTCGGCTTGCCCACGGCCGAAGCTGCCTGCGCTGTCTTGAGCGCTTCGATCGCGAGAGGCCTCGTTACCGGGTTGCGGAACAACTCCAGCATCGTCTCGCGATCCGGCATACCGCGCCCCGTGGTTGGGGCGGCCTGCGGCTGGGATGCCACTGGAGCCTGATACCCACCACCAGCGTTGCCGCCCTTCTCACTGGCCCACTGAGCGAACTGAGCGACGGTCATGTCCGCGAGCTGCGGGTTGGCCTGCACCACTGCCGGGTCGACATATGCCGATACGGGGCTGTTCGGGTCGCCAGCCAGCACCTTCGCGGCCCCGCCAGCGCCGAGGAAGTGGGCAGCATAGAGCGTACCAGGATTGACTGGTACTCCAGATTTGCCAAGCGTGCCGGCGTTCTCCTGCGTGAACACCTGCATGGCCCGTTCCTGCTGGGCAGGGTCAGTGCGTCCATCTGGGGTCAACCCAAGCTCAGGATGACGCTGCGCCAGATCGGCCCATGTCCCCTCAAGGAACTGGTATCGGCCAGTCGCGCTGGAATTGGGGTTTTTGGCGTTGTCGTTACCGCCGCTTTCCGAGCGCCGGGTATTGGCAAAGAACGCCGTCAGCAACGGATCCTGCGCGGCTGTCGCGGCATTGTGGGATCCGCTCACCAGTGCGTCGGTGGTGACACCAGGGCCGGGAACGAGTGCCTTCGAGGTGGTGGCGTTGCTGAGGCTATCGAGGTACTTGCCGAACGTCTCTGGCGCGTCCTTCTCGAAACGCTCATCGCGGCCCCAGGCCAAGCCCTTATCGAATTTGTCGATGCCAACGCCCAGGGGGTCGCGAAGCTCAATCGGACGCCACGTGTAAGCCATCAGAAGCCCCCAAAGCCCAGCAGTTTGCCGCCGATGCCCAGCACATTGCCGAACAGGTTGCCGAGCCCAGCGTTATTGGTGGACTCGCCCTCGGCGCGCTGGTTGTTCGCGCTGATCAGGTCAGAGGTAATGCCGGACTTGAAGCTGGTGAGATCACCAAGCGACTTGGTCGCCGCCCCGACGCCCGCTCCATACATATTGTTGTAGCCGCCGAGCCGATCGACATAGTTGCCCCACTCATCGTTCGCGGCCTTCACACCGTACTGCAGCAGGTCGATATCGGTATTGCCCGACTGCAACCGCCCCTGCGAAGATGCTGTGCGCTGCAGGGCTTGCAGCCCCTGATCTAGGCCGAACTGGTAGCCGGGGCCCGCCTGGAAGTTCGCCAAGGCCTCCGCATTGCCGGCCGCGCCATTGACGCCAGTCGCGTTGGCATAGGCATTGGCGCCGGACTTGCCGAGATTGAGATAGTCCCCGGTAATGTCCTTGGCCTGGTTCAGATAGCCCGTGCCAGTCGTATCGAGCTGGTTGATGAGCCCCGTATTCCGCTTGGAGGCGTCCAGCAGTGGATCGCCCTGGTTCAGGCCCAGCAGATTGTCTAGCCAAGATGCCATGGTCAGGGCTCCAGTGCGGTGATGCGGGTTTCGTGATCGTTGGAAGCGTCGATGAGCTGGCGCAGGCGCGTGTCCCACTCTTCGAAATACTTGCGCCAGTACTCGTTCATGGTCCCATCGGCATTGATGAGGCGCTGAGCCGGCGGCGGCAGCTTGCGTGGCTGTTCGATGGTCATGAGGCCTTGCGCTCCTCAACGTCCATGGCGCCGCCGATGAAGGCCAGTTCAATGGGATCGCTGCACTGCAACCGCCACTGCACGCCGCGGCGATTGGTGACGCCGCACCGGAAGATATCGATTGGCACGTCCTGCCCCTGCGTGCCCAACTCACGGGTCAGCGGCTGCCCAAACGTGCGTCCGCCATCGAAAGACCACGAGATGCGAACCACTGGGTCGCTCTCGATCGGGTCGATACCTGCGTCGATACCTACGCCCGTCACGAAGTCGAAGCTGGCGCGCTTGATGAAGGCTCTGCCGGGGAAGCGGTGCGCCTGTACCGAGTGCAGTTCCCAGAGCAGGGGTTGATCGTCCTCGCGCTTCACTGTCGCGCTGACCTGAAAGACCTTTTCGCTGTCGCGGTCGAAGACAAACCACTTGTCCCAGGCGTTGACGCCAAACCGGCCGCGCCAGCGTTCCTCACCATAGGACGCGCGCTCATGCCAGTTGCCTGTGGATACGTCGTAGACCCAGGTCCAGTTGGGCCCGGTGAGCACCCAATAGGCATGTCCAGCGGTCACGAACACCGAAGCCTCCAGCGTCGTCACGTCCGTCACGGCTTCAATGAAGCGCTCCAGCTCGGGAGTGGAAATCTTGGTCGGCGTATAGCCTTCCTGCTTTCGAACGGTGTTGTCATTGGCGACATAGATCAGGTTGTCAGAGAACCCGGTTTCGAAGCCGGCAACCGCGTATGGCCCCTTGAGGCCTACGGGGATCACAGGACCGCGAGAGAAGGCGAAGCCAGTCGCGTTGCCGGCATTGCCGTAGAACTCGATGGAGGCCGCTCCCATCAGCAGCAGATCGCTGCCCAGGGCCACCGCGCGATAGAGCCCATCTGGATCCGCTTCAGCCGTGGTGAAATCTACCGAAGAGAACGTCGTGGCGTTGATGCCTGACTGATAAGCCTTTCCAGCCGCCGACGTGACGATGAAATAGCCGTCGATCCAGCAGATGGAGTTAACCGCAGGCAGGTCGCCATCGCTGAAATCCGAGACCGAGGCCGCGCCAGTGTTGATCTGCGACATGCCGGCCGAATGGACGATGAGCACATCCGGCGTCGCGGCCATGTTGCGGGCCATGAACACCGGCCCAGACCCCCCGACTGTGCCGGTCAGCTCCGTAACCACGTAGCTCGAGGTGACGGAATAGGCCTTGTCGCCAGAAATGATGTAGAGCACCGAGCCGACAAGCAGCGAACCGCGCGCTTCCGTCTCAATGGTGCTGAATGCGTGGGTGAGCCCTGGGGCCCGGCGCCAGATCACCTTGCTGCGGGAGCCAGGAGGCGCTGCCTCGGCGTAGCAGTTGATCAGCCGGCCACCATTCTCGGTGGGGTTGACGCCCGGCGCCGTGCTGGTGGGAAAGGTGATTTCCGGCATCAGTAGTAGTCCACCACCTGAGGCTGGCCGGAAAGCACGTAGAGGTTGAGCTGCCGCAAGCGGCTCTCAGCCAGCAGGCGGGTTTCCTCGCTGGGAACGAGCCCGTATGGCCGCGACTTGGCATTGGCGAGGAGTACGGCGAGGTGCTCAAAGGCGTCCTCGTCGTACTCGTCAGGGTCGCCCCAGGCGTAGATATTGCGGGTTGCGAGGTCGCTCATGACCGGCTCAATAGCCTCGTCAATGACGGCCGTGTCTTCCGCCGAGGCGGTTTGGCCGGCACCGACAACGCCAAGCTCTTCAAGAGCCCGGCTGATAAGCTGCTGACGGGATTTCATGAGCGGCCTCGCAGGTTATTCGGACGGAGCCGTCTCGACGTAGGAAGCCTTGTCCTCAGCACTGAGCTGGTTGAAGGCCTCGGCGTCTTCCTTGGTCAGGCCGCCAAGAACTTCCTCGTCCTTGTCGCCACGCATGACCGCATACGCACCGCGGCCTCGATGCACCGCCCTGAGGTCGCTGTCGCCATCGGGCTTGTCGGCTTGGCCAGGCGTTACCTTGGCGGGGCCGGGTTCCGGCTGGTCGGCCACCGGCTGAACGACTGGAACCACGGGCTCGGGCGACGTATTCAGTTCCGCCGAGCCGCTGCCAAGGGCCGCGCTGTCGCGTTCGGCTGCGGTACGCACGATCGCTTCTTTCGGGATAGGTCCGGTCACCTTGAAATGCGGGTGACCGGAGAACTTGCGCAGATGAGCGGCATTAGTCACTTCCACCGGCTTGCCGCCGATAAACTCATAGCCGTACTGCGTGGTGCTATCGGGAAGCGCGTCGTCCGGCGCTTCCTTCGGGGTATAAGTGACTTTTGCCATGATTGGCTCCTTAGTTCAGCGTTGCCACGTACTGCACGATGACCCACGCCACGCCGGCAGTGGCGTCGGCAACGCTCTGAGCAGGAGTGCACGTCACGGTGTGCTCCACAGCGCCCTGGATGTTGGTGGTTGCAGCCAGTTCATCGAAGGCGATGAAGCCGACAGCCGCCAGGGTCAGGTCGGTAGCGTAGGCATCATCATCCGTGGTCGCGCCGATGAAGCCAACATCGAGCAGATCGGTGCCGGAACTGTTGAACGCCGTTACGACGTGCACGCCACCACCGATGACGCTGGCGCCGGCCGGGATCTTACCCACGGTGACGACAGAGCCGAAGTCAGCGAACGTGATGCGCTTCGCGAGCGTCTGCACGTTCTGGTAAAGATCGTTCCGCGCGGGAACAGTGTTGTTGAGAGGCATCTCGCCTGCTCCTTTCAATCAAATGAGGGAATGGGGCGACGTTGAGCCGCCCCTACAGGGATCAGGCGTCCAGCGGAGCCGAGAAGAAGCCGGTGACGACGCCGAGTTGCTTCAGCGCGGTGCCGCTCATCGGGTGCTTCTTGAACATCTTGGCGATACCGTATGCCATTTCGACGCCGACGCCCTTGATGAAGTCGTAGTCGTCTTCCTTACGATACGTGTCGCGGGGGCGCTGGCCCCAACCAACCACCAAGGACTGCTGGCCGCACAGGAACACCGGCTCGACGCGCGAGGAGGTGTCGCCGGCAGTGGTCAGCGAGGTCCAGACGTTGGTCACGTAGGACGAGATTTCCGGCACTTCACGGACGATGACGCCGTTGTACAGCAGGTCGCCGTCCTGGAAGAGCGGGTTGTTGTCCATGCCGCGGCCTTCACGGGCGCGAGCACTCATGTTGATGGTTTCCAGAGACGCGGCCAGATCGCGGAAGGTATTCGAGCCCGCGAAGGCCACGTAGTGCTGGTACCCATCATCGAGGGTGAACGGCGTGATGGCGGGGTCGGCCTGCGACGCGCGGCGCTTCAGCAGGGACAGCGATCCCTTGACGAAGCGGTCGTTGGTCGTGTCGATCGTGCCGAGCGCGGTAGCGTGGGTGGCGTTGTAGTTGCCAACCGCGTTGCCATACAGCACCCGGTCGCTGTTGCTGGCGTTCCAGGTGTTGCGCTCCGCCGCAGTGGCTGCTTCGTAGAGGATGCCGTTGACAGTGGTATCGTCGTTGGACGAAAGCGTCTCGGACGGGATGGACATGAGCGCTTCGATGATGTCGTCGCGCTGACGCTGCTTGCCCCAATCGCTGAGAAGCGGCTTGGCGGCGCCGAAGATATCGGCGGACTCCTTGCGGCTCTCCGACTTCTTGGTGACCACGGCGTGACGGGCCCAACCAATGCGGAGCCGCATGCCGTAGTTGTCGATGTTCTCCTCGTTGCCGACGAGGGTGCCCGAGCCGACGCCGCGGCCCTTGAGCCGGGTGACGACGGGAATGTTGAGCTGGTCACCGCCATCCGCCATCTCTTCCGTCGTGCGGATGATGGCATTCATGGAGGTGCCCATGTACGGCGAGAACATGTTCTCCCGCACGAACTCGCGCCAAAGCTGGCGACGGTACTTCGTCAGCTTGTTGTTGGCTTCAACGGTGGTCATAGCCATCGGAATGATCCTTGAGGGTTAGCCCCTCGGCCGGCACTCAGGCTCGGCGGCGAGGCGCGCTGAGGACTTCGTCAAGGCTCTCGTCGCGTTCCGGTGCGGAATGACCCGCAGGGATCCGGC